ACGGTTCCACCAAGAATACCGTGAGCACGAGAAAAAGTTTATGGAGTTGGTGGACAACTTCTTGGACAAGTACCCGACTATCGTGAGTAACATGGCGTTTGTGCAGGGCGATATGTTCGACCGGACAGAATATCCCGACGCGGCGGAGTTACGACATAGGTTTTCGGTGGACTTAATCCAGAGCGAGGTGCCGACAGGTGACTTCCGCTGTGCCATATCCCAAGACTTGCTGAACGACATGAGTTTGCACTACGAGAAGCAAGCCAAGCGCATGGTCGAGGATATCTTGTCCAAGCAGTCTGAGCAGTTGGTCGATGTGATGGAGTCGATCAGTTACTGCTGCGAGACTGAGACTACTGTGGATGAGAACGGCGAGGTCAAGGTGCGTAAGCGCAGACTCTATGACTCTACGTTGGAGCGAGCACGCGAGTTGTGCGAGACGTTTCGGGACTTTAACTTGGTCGCTGACCCCAAACTTGAGCAAGCCCGTGCTGCACTGGCGAAAGCATTGGACGGTTTGACGATTGATGAACTGCGGAACTCAGACACCAAGCGTGTCGTGATTAAAGAATCTATTGATGACATCTTGAAGACGTTCGGGGCGACTGTATGAGTCCGTTGGAGAGACAGTTAATTATGGCGTTAGCGGAGACGTTGGCGCTAATTGACACGCGAAATTTATCTCCAGAGCAGGAACTTATATATGTTCATGCGGTCGAAATACTGACCGATGCGATGGATAACTGTAGTGACTGTGTAAACTTTTAACTAAGAGGTAATGACTGTGGGTAACAAGACTATTAACTTCAATACGCCTGTCGAACTGGGCGATGTGCCGAATCTGATCGCAACAATTGGGCATCACCGGACTATCTTGCTGCGTGGCGAGCCGGGTATCGGCAAGTCAACGGTGCTGAAGAATCTGGAGACGGTCATGGGCAAGGACTATGACTATATTTACGCAGACTGCCCGGTGATGGATGTGTCGGACGTAGTGATGCGGATTCCGAATCACGAGACTAAATCGTTGGAGTCCTACGTGTCCGAACTGTTTCGGCTTGATAACCCCAAGCCCAAGATCATCATGTTGGACGAGATCAGCAAGGCCAATAAACTTCTGCAAGTCATCTTTACGAGGCTGATGCTTGAGCGCACGGTTGGCGATGTAAAATTGCCTGCTGGGTCTATCGTGTTCGCAACGGGTAATAATTCATCTGATGGTGTCGGCGATACCCTGTCGGCGCACGTGCTGAACCGCCTGTGTGTGATCAACGTACGCAAGCCCGATGCCAAGCGGTGGGGTGTGTGGGCGACGGATAATAGTATATCTCGCATCGTCCGTGCTTGGGTGGCTATGAACCCATCGTGCCTCGCATCGTATCTTGACGGTGGGCAGGAGCAGAACCCGTTTATATTCGATCCGGCCAAGCCCATTACATCGTTCGTCACGCCAAGATCATTGGTCGGTGCGAGTCAGGTGGTGGAGAACACTAACAAACTAGGCAAGTACGTGACACAGGCGGCCATGGCAGGTCTTTGTGGCGGGGCGTTTGCCGAATCTATCGCAGCGTTCATGTCCATGGAGAAAGAATGGGTCAAGGTGCAGGACATTCTGGCTGATCCCGAGAACATTCAGATTCCAGAGCGTCCGGCGGTGCTGTTCCATGCCATGTTCAGTGCAGTGGATGTGATTGAGACGCAGGATGAACTGACCGCGTTTATGAAGTTTGTTGCGCGTATCAAGTCTGAAGAGGTTCAGAATTGTTTTTACTCCATGGCGTTTGAATCCAAGCGCACGGCACGACTGGCGCGTAACAACAACGAGATGCGTCAGTGGGGCATGAAGAACATTGAACTTCTGGTCTGATGGGTGGTCTAACTAGTAAGAGGTAACAGTATGAACGCAGTCATGCGCGAAGTAGATTTTGAAACACGGCTGAAGAAGGCCAACGTCAAGTTGATCCGTCATCCAGAGACTTGTCTGTACGGTGGTGTGATCTTGATGGGGGAGACTTCTGTTGTGGACAACCCTGCCGACTGTCCTACGGCTTACACCGATGGGCTGAACAAACGGTATGGTCGTGCCTTCATGGAGAAACTTACTGACGAGGAGATCCGTGCGATTGTCTTGCACGAGACTTTACACGTGATGCTCAAGCATATTCCCCGTCACAAGGATCTGATGAAGGAGAATGCCCGGCTTGCCAACATTGCCATGGACTACGTGGTGAATGACATCATCATGAACATCCAAGACAAGACTCTGTGCAGGTTGCCCAAGGATTGTTTCTACGACCCTATGTTCCACGAGTGGTCTGTCCGTAGGGTGTACGAGTATCTGAAGAAGGAGCAGGAGCAGGGCAAGGGTGGTGGTCGCCCACAAGAATCGTTCGATGAACATGGAGAAGATCTTGTCCAAGGCATGGAGCCGGGCGATCTGGAGAAGATTACGCAGAAGGTTGATGAGGCAATCCATCAAGGCGGGACATTGGCAGGACGATTCGGTGCCAAGATTCCGCGTGTCATCAAGGATCTGATGCAGCCCGAGATTGACTGGCGCGAGATACTCCAAGACTTTTGGAATTCCCATGTACGTGGGGCCGATGAGTACACGTGGCGTAAGTTTAATAAGCGGCGCGTGGCTGATGACATCTATTTGCCAAGTGCGATCAACGAGACGATCGGTGAGGTGATACTGGCGATTGATACATCCGGCTCTATCGACAACACGGACATTGCCAAGGTCGCATCCCGCATCCAAGAACTGTGCGATACCCTGCCGCCCGAACGTATACGGATTCTTTGGTGGGACACCGAGGTGCATGGTGAGCAGGTCTTTGAGGGTAACTACTCAGAGATCGGACGTATGCTCAAGCCTGTGGGTGGTGGCGGTACTCGTGCCGGATGTGTGAGTGAGTACATCGCTAAGAATAATCTTAACGCAGACTGCATGGTGGTGTTCACTGACGGGTACGTGGAAGATCCCGTGATATGGAATACAAACATCCCGGCTATCTGGATCATCAAGGAAGGTGGGCGCGAAGAGTTTGTGCCGCCAAGTGGGGGCAAGCGCGTGGTGATGAAAGCCTAAGCGTATCATTTGATACGGTGTTTTTAATTTATCAACAAGAGGTAATTAATCATGGCTAGAACCAGTAAGATTAAGTTTAACATCGAAGATTTTTTCATCGAGGGGCAGCACGACGCTGTTACCAAACAAAAGATCATCGCCAGTAGTCTGTTTCCGATTGCCGCTACGATGTACAACACGGCAGAGAAGCAGTTGCGTATCGGTACGGTAATGTTTAACGATGACGGGTCGGTGTATGCCTTGAACCTTGTCTCACCGCTTGGCATGAGTATCGCAAGACTGACCACAGCAGGCCAGCAGATTACGGCATACGTACCTTGGAGTGGTCTTGAGCGTAATCCTGGCAAGACTTTACTGTCATCAATCAATCCCAAGTACGTGCAGGCCAAACTCAGACAAGGCTCATCGCATCCTAATTTCGGGCTGTTTGAATCTGCCGTAAGGAACGCGCAGGATAAAATTAACTACTTGGTACGAGAGTTCGCCGATGTCTTTATAGACAATTTGAATGGTCGCAGGGTCAGTGGACGGCCAGAAATTAGTCCGCTTGACTCTGAGTTGACTACGCTGCTAGTTAGGGCGTACATGGGTGATATTTCACTTATAGATATACCGTCTCAATGTAAGATGAGACTTGACTCTGTGGTGAGGAACTACCAAGAGAATACAAATAGATTCAAAGACTCTATCAAGAAGAGTTATGACTTCTTTGACGGTAACAAGTGGGTCTACATCACGGACATCAATGACGGTGTGATACTGGGCGCGATCAGCCCCGAGCCTGTGCGTGTAGCACTGGATAAATATGTTACGGAGGGGCGTCTGCCTCACACACGCGCTCACAGTGAGACTCCGTATCAATACATCAAGCCAGAGGTAGAATTTAAATGGTACAAGTCGTTTGACTGTATTCCTGAACCGTTGAAGTGTGGGTTGGAGTACTCTATTGCCATGCTCAAGGCGCATCGAGCGACGGACGATAGTCTTTTCTCTGAACACGGCGATCATTTCTGGCCGGAGATGGGGGCAGCGCGTTCGTGGTCTAGTCACATTTCTGCCAAGGTATTGCTGCTCCCGATGTGAGGTAATTATGTATGAGTCTATTAGACGTTAGTGCCTCACTGTATCCCATCAAAGACGGGTACTTGGAGAATCATCATGCGGTGTGGATGCACCGAGTGAGTTACTACGAGTTTGTTATATACGTGGGTAAAGATTACATAAGACGATTTACGCTCGACACTTTGCCTGAACTGATTAAAGAGAAACTTGTATTGATTCATTCTGTTGGGAACAACCGTCTTCAAGAGCCGCAGATGTCTGATGCTTTACGTGAAGTTGGCTGGCTTGTGGGTAACTCTATGTACCAAATTATTTTATCTGATGAATATTTGAAGGAACTATCTGGAGGAGCGGAACTTGACACCGGAAGGAAGAGTCAAAAAGAAAGTGAAGGAGGTGCTGAATGACCTTGGCGCTTACTACACGATGCCCATGGGAACTGGCTTCTCTTCTTCTGGGGCGCCGGATTTTATTATTTGTATCGCCGGGTTGTTTTATGGTATAGAGTGTAAGGCAAACGGTGGTAAGCCCACCGCGCTTCAGTTGAAGCATCACGACGACATTCGCAAAGCGGGTGGAGTCGCATTAGTAGTCGATGAAACAAACGTAGTAAATCTACGCAAGGAGTTATTAAATTATGTCGAAGAAAGCAAAAATCTTGTCCCTTCTGAAGTCGGGCAAGTCGATCAACACGGTCGCAAAGTTGGTAAAGGTAAAGCCGCAGTACGTGTATTACGTGCGGTGGATTGATAAAAACAAGAAGCCGTCAAAGATTGTAAAGGCGGTGAAAGAAACGAAGGCCGAATTAAAGGCGTTGCTCCCGCAGTCTGATCCCGTCAATCATCCCGCGCACTACAAGGCCGGTGGCGTTGAGACCATAGACTTCATCGAAGCGAAGGATCTGAACTACCGCTTGGGTAACGTCATCAAGTACGTGAGCCGCGCCGGTAAGAAGAACTCTGATCCTGTGCAGGATCTTGAGAAGGCCGCGTGGTATCTGAATCGTGAGATCGAAGCGAGGAAGTCTGCGTGAACACCCCTGCGTTCAATGACGCATGGAAGGCGTGGGTACTCAGCAATGTTGACCGTGGTTGCTCTAGGCAGTCGATGGTGAACTCAATGGTTGAGGCAGGATGGCCCATAAAAATCGCCCGTGGTGTCATTGAATACGTATTGCAGGAGCGAGAAGAGATTGGAGTCGCTAACGTTGTTCCTAAACTAAAGGATATGCCTGCCTCTGTACGATTACTTTTATCGCTAAAGACTCCACCTATTCAAGTTTTCTCTAACTTGCTGAGTGAAGACGAATGCGATTTGCTGATTGAGTTAGCCCGTCCAAGGCTGAAGGACTCATCAGTTGTGGATGGGGATACGGGTAAAAATGTTCCTAGCGATGGAAGGATTAGCGAAGGAATGTTTTTTAGCCTATCCGAAACTCCAGTGATCGCGCAGATAGAAGATAGGTTGGTAAAGATGTTTGATTGGTTGCCTAAACATCACGAGAGTATTCAAGTGTTGCATTACCTTCCCGGTGGACGGTACGACTCTCACTACGATTACTTTCGTCCAGATACGCAGAGTGTAGGGAAACTAACTGAAAGAGCGGGGCAACGTTTGGGCACAGTCTTACTTTACCTAAATACACCGGAGGAAGGCGGGGGCACAGGCTTTACTGATATAGGTCTGGAAGTTGCGGCCCAGAAAGGTAACGCTGTGTTTTTTAGTTATGACAGGCCGCATCCTTCAACTAAGACATTACACGCAGGGCTTCCCGTTATGAGAGGGGAGAAATGGGTAGCGACGTTTTGGTTTAGGGAGAAAGCAACATGAAACCCAAGAACGAGTTTGCCTTCCCGCAATTAGAAGGCGACCGTCTTAAATGGTGGGGGCATGGCATGACTTTGCGTGATTACATGGCTGGTTACAGTCTTAACGCATTGATTCAAGCGCATGGGATTGTCATGCGCCCCGAAGAAGCAGCACGAATTGCGTATACCTACGCAGACGCTATGTTAACCGAAAGAGAGGCTAAAAAATGAATTCACTACAGATTGGACGACGACGATTCAGTGAGTTGTTCTGGAACATCGTGGATGAGAAAGTGAGCAATGTACCGTGGCAAGAAATAGAAGACATGATTGCGGATAGGCAGGAGTATCGCTGCAAGGCTGAATACAACACCGGGTCGCTGAGTGTGAACGATGCTGCTGAGTTGTATCGTTTAGTAAAGTTTTTTAAGCCAAGCACCATTGCTGAAGTAGGTACGTTTATTGGTGTATCTACGATGGCGATGTACATGGCCGACAAATATGTGTCTATCGATACTTGCGACATGTCAAACGACATTCCTAACTCGTTTGTAGATACTAGGGGCATGGTGACTTACTTTCCAAAAACTTCATCAACAGAGATGTTCAAGAAGTTGGCAGAAGAGGAAAATCCTAGTATCGATCTGATCTATCTGGATGGTCGCTTGAGTCAGCCCGACATCGAACCCTTGTCTAAAATTGTCTGCGAGAAGACCGTGTTCGTGTTGGATGACTTTGAGGGCATTGAGAAGGGCGTGGCTAACGCGCTGATGCTTGAGCATCCAAGTCGTGTACTGATCTACCCGCGTGGGGACAACAAGACCGCTGTGTCAATGCCCGTTGGACTAATCCAACTTGTTCCGCAGGAGATGACATGATCCGTACATTTATCGATTGGTGGAGACGGCGTAAAGCCGAGGCACACCGAGAGTGGGCGCACGTGCCTAATCCAGAGTGGGCGGCGAAGCGTGGGACAGGGAGAGAATACTGGTGAGCGAAGAAAAACCTAAAACCCAAACCCTCATGGACATGGCAAAACGTGTCTATGAGGTAGGATTTGAAGCAGCGAAAGAGGGCAAGTACGACGATGCAATTGGCTACTTGGAAAACTTAAATAGCGTTGTCCCGATTTTGACTGCCTCTGCGCTACAGGCGGGGCGATGCCATTGGGAGATGCACCGTTGGGAATCGGCTAGGAAGTACTTTGATCTAGCCGTAAGACTTGAACCGACTAACGACGATGCAGGATGGACTGTTGGACTTCTAGCCCTGCAGATGGGCGACTTCAAGAAAGGGTGGGAGGGTTACGAGCGGCGGTGGGGGAGTAAGTCATTCAAGTCTCCCATACTCCGTACTAAGCATCCGCAGTGGGAGCGGGGCAAGGGGCTACGTCGCCCGATTGTCTGGTGTGAGCAGGGTATCGGTGATCAGATTTTGTATGGGTCGCTGATTGAAGCACTGGCACGGGAGGTGGATGAAGTCACCGTTATGATTGATCTGCGGATAGCGAATCTCTTTCAGCGCGGATGCAAGGCTAAGAATGTTAAGTTCCTATCTCACAATGCGCGGGTCAAGATGTCTGAGCATGACTCGCACTTGCCAATAGCCTCACTAGCGCAGCACTTCATTAAGTCAGTTCATGACATTGATAAAAATGTTTCGTCCGGCTACGTGAAGGCTGACCCAGAGCGTGTGGCTTTGCTACGCAAGGAGTATGGCATCCGCGAAGACGAGTTCGTGGTTGGGCTGTCTTGGACAAGTACTGCGCCTGTGATTGGCACGCACAAGTCAGTTCCGTTGGAGAAGTTTCGACCGATTCTGGATATGCCGCACTTGAAGTTCATCAACTTACAGTACGGGGACTCACAGAGAGACGGCGATGGGTTTCATCCAAGTCTCATCACCACGCACATTGATACCTTTTTCGACATGGAGAATGTCGCTGCGCTCATAGAGATGTGTAATGTCGTGATCTCACCATCGTGTGCGACAGTGCATCTGGCAGGGGCGATGGGCAAGGATGTTCTACTCCTTGACGCCAACAAACTCTGGTACTGGAACAACCGTGTTGGCAACGAGAGCCTCTGGTACTCTGGCGTTAAGATCTTTCAGCGTGAGAACATGAACGCTCCATGGGACTTGCAGTTGTATCAAGTACAGAATGAACTTGAGGTTATCTTGGGGCAGCGCACGAGGAATAGGCAGACGTTTGTGTTCTTTCACGTAGGGCAGGACATTTCGTATCCACAGAAAATGGTCAAGTCCATTCTGCGTCACAACCCCGACGCAGACATCATCATGTGTACCGACACCGATACGCCGGATGTGATGGGCATTACGGCTAGGGCTGAAAGCGAAGTAGATAAAGACAATTTGATGTATTCGCGGATGAAAGCCTATTCGCTACTTGCAATCGATACACCGGCGCTTTACATGGACACAGACATGATAGTGCTTAACAAGATTGCGGTTAAAGATTTACTTGCAGACAGAGATGTCGCTTTTTTGCAGAGAACTTTTAATTCAGACGCAGAGTTTAACATTGAACAACGCGGCATTCGGTTTGACGAATACAAAGGCAAGACGTTGGGAGAATTGTACCCATACGTGGGCTGTATAGTCGTAGCAAAAAGCGAAGTGTGGAAGGATCTTCTAAGCATATACGACGAGTTGGATACCAAGTTCAAGAAGTGGTACGGCGATCAAGAAGCGTTACGTATCTTTTTTGAGCGGCACTCCGAGAGAGTAGCAGTGATAACTGAGTCTGAGTACGGGTGCCTACCAGAATATGCACACGCCGATGCCAAGATCCTGCACTACAAGGGTGAAGCACGTAAGAAACTATTTGAGGGTGTATGAAAAATACAGATGACGATTGGGATCGTGAGTGGGATCGTATGTCCCACACCATATCGGAGTATCGACAAGAGATACGCGAGATGCGTGAGCGAATCAGATGGTACGTGTCTCGCATTGAAGAACTGGAAACTGAGGTGAGACAGTTGAAAAGTACAGACGCAAGATGGGTGCAAGAGCCATGATTAGCGAAGACATCATCCGACTGGCGCGAGAGGCTCTAGGCAAGCCGGAACCTAGTGCTTTTGTTAAACCCGGCATAAAAGTTGGAGTTAGAACCCAATGAAGGAACAAGAAGTGCTTATTTTGATTACGAAGGCAGCGGAAACTGAAAAAGCCGACGATGCTTTGAAGTTTTCACAGGCAGCGTGTAACGCCGCAAACGCGCTATGTGCGTTAGCCTCAGCGAAAACTATTAAAAGTTCGTAACAACGGGGGGTTGTCCGGTGAGCGACCACAGACTTTTGGAACTCGCTGCGAAGGCGGCGGGGATGGAGTACAGCGACAGGCAATGGAGCGAGTACGACGAAGATTATGTAACTTGGAACCCCCTCACTGATGACGGAGATGCGCTGCGGTTGGCGGTGAAGTTGAAACTCAAAATTCGCTTTTACACTAACGATGATGTTGTTGTTGGAGATGGCGAAGACGCTTACGAGTGCATGAGCGGCGAGCCTTATTCTGCCACCCGCCGGGCCATTGTCAAAGCCGCAGCAGAGATTGGGGAGAACATGAAATGACATCTGTGCATCAGAAGAAAGAACTAGGCCGTTGGCTACTGCCGGGCGCGGAGGGTGTCCAGCAGTTTGGAGTAACCCGCAAACCCCACGCATTTCACCGCGCCATGATGCGGATATGTTTTGGCTGGCAGTGGATGGACAAGGAACTGACTTGTGACTACTGCAACCTTTACCCAAGGCTACGTAAGAAAACACACTGCGAAGAGTGCGCCCGGTCGCTGGAAGGCGGCGAGTTATATAACGTGATCAAACTTGCCGAGAAAGCCGGGATCGTATTCAGAATGGGCAGCACGGAAATCACCGTGCAAAAATTGGAGAAGTTTTTCGCTCTCGCACAGGGGATCAAGAAGACATGAAAATCTTTATTGGTTGGGACAGCCGCGAAGACATCGCGTACCAAGTGTGCCGTCACTCTCTGCTCAAGCATACGTCCGTGCCGCTCGACATTCAGCCGATCAAGCAGTCGGAGATGCGCGAACGGAACTTGTACTGGCGTGAGCATGACCCGCTGTCATCGACAGAGTTTTCCTTCACCCGTTTCCTCGTGCCGCACCTTGCAGGATACAAGGGGTGGGCGGTGTTCATGGACTGTGACTTTCTCTGGCGAGGCGATGTCGCTGCGCTGCAGGACTACATGAACCCGTACTACGGCGCTGTCGTGGTCAAGCATGACTACAAGCCGAAAGAGTCAACGAAGATGGACGGGGCGGCGCAACATCAGTACCCGCGCAAGAATTGGTCGAGCATGATCTTGTGGAACTGTGAGCATCTGCACACAAAAACAGTCACGCCCGAACTCGTAAACCGCGAGAGCGGAATGTACCTACATCAACTGCGGTTCTTGTGGGACGCATGTATCGGTGAGTTGCCCATTGCATACAACTATCTGGAAGGGTGGCACACCCGCGATGACTGCCCGAACCCGCAAGCCGTTCACTTCACACGAGGTGGGCCGTGGTTCCGCGACTACGTAGACGTTGAATACGGCAAAGAGTGGATGAATTTAGCCAAGGAGATCGTAAATGAATAGCGAAGACGAAGCGTATTTAGAAGTGCCAGAGGAGCACGTTAAAAAAATTGCTGCACCGAATACGGTGTGGGCGAAGATTAGCGACGACGGTAAACTGGAAGTTCTCCGTTGGGACATCATAGAGATATACGCACTAGAATACGACACGCTTAGACGGGCTGGTAAAGAGGCAGCGCAGACGCACGTGATGTGTAAGTTGCTTGTATTGGTGCGCGATCAAGTACGAAAAGAAAGGCACGCCAGTGGAAACTGAAGACGATATCCTTGACTTGATCCGCGTGTTGCCTAACGAGATTAACGACACTGGAACAACTACAGAATTCAAATTCCTCACAGTGGGCAGCGTGTTGTGGGCTTGCCGTGAGGAGATCATCAAACTGCGAGAAGAAAACGCGAAGTTAAAAGCGAAGAGGAAGCAATGATTTATTCGGGTGCAGGGCCGTTACCAAGACATACGTATTGTTATGTTCAGCCACACACGTTTGGTAACAGTGACTGGGAGCGGGTGGCGTGGTTTGGGCTAGTGAGCCATCCCGGCCGTACTTGGGGTTGTCACGTAATGTTGGAGTGTGGGGCGGTGTATCGGAACGTGCCGCTGCATAGACTCATGCACAAGGTATCGACCACGACAATGAATTGGATGCCATGCGATAGCCAGACTTGGGACTGCTACGGCCATCACTTTAGCGTGGTGGAGTATCCATTTTTTGAAGCCGTGCCAATGCGCGTTCGCTTGCGTTCTAAAGAAGAACTAACTGGGCGGTACATGTTCACAGCCATACCGATGCTTGATGGATTTAGTTTGGAACCGGAGCAGTCCAAAGAGTTTTACTTCATCAAGTTAGACAACGGTAGGTTCACAGCGCAGCCCACTAATCATGTACTCGTGCAAGACAAGTCGTTCATCACTGAATCTGAGTGGCCTAGGCTTGAGCGTCAGACAGAAACATGGAGCGTCGATCCATGAGTTTTGTAACGCTAGATTTTGAAACGTACTACTCACAGCAATTTAGTTTGAGCCGCATAACTACGGAAGAGTACGTCCGCAATCCGCAGTTTGAAGTCATTGGGGTTGGTATCAAGATTGATGACGGTAGATGCGAGTGGGTAAGTGGGGATAGGAACGAGATCAAAGCAAGGTTAGACCAGATTGATTGGGCGAACTCTGCGCTGCTCTGCCACAACGCGATGTTTGATGGAGCGATCCTGTCTTGGTATTTCGGGATTATCCCTGCATACTATTTCGACACTCTGTGTATGGCACGAGCCAAGCATGGCGTAGATGTCAGCGGGTCATTGGCTAATCTGGTAAAGATGTATGGGCTTGGTCAGAAAGGTACGGAAGTCATCGACGCTGTGGGCAAGCGTAGGCAAGATTTTTCTTCTGCCGATCTTGCTGCTTATGGGAATTATTGTATTAACGATGTCAATCTTACTTTCAAGTTGTTTAACGTTCTGCTCTCGGATTTTTTCCCGCAAGAAGAACTAGATCTGATCGACATGACTCTGCGTATGTACACGCAGCCAATGCTTGAAGTGGACGACGCGCTATTGGTTGAGCGGCTTGAGGAAATCAAGGCGGAAAAAAGCGAACTCTTGGCGGGATTGAAAGGGGTGCTAGGCGTTGGGAGTGAGGAAGAGGTACGGGCTAAACTGGCAAGCAACCCACAGTTCGCGGCTATCTTGAAAGAGTTAAACATCCCAGTGCCGATGAAGATCAGCCCCACTACGGGTAAAGAAACTTTCGCTCTCGCCAAGAACGACGAGGGCTTTATCGCCCTATCGGAGCACGACGATCCGGTAATTCAGCAACTGTGTTCGGTACGTCTGGGTACTAAGTCCACGATTGAAGAGTCACGTATTGAACGTTTTATCGGGATTGGTGCTAGAAACCGGGGCAAGATCCCTATTCCGCTCAAGTATTACGGGGCGCATACGGGGCGTTGGGCCGGGACTGACTCGGTTAACTTCCAGAATCTGCCTAGCCGCGACAAGAAAAAGAAGACTCTAAAGAACTCCATCATGGCTCCAGCGGGTCATGTCGTGATCAACTGTGACAGCAGCCAGATCGAAGCGCGGGTTCTTGCGTGGCTTGCAGGGCAAACCGATGTGGTCGAGCAGTTCCGCAAAGGCGAGGATGTGTATTCGATTTTTGCCGCGAAGATTTATAAGCGACCGATCAGTAAGGCCGATCCCGTCGAACGGTTCGTAGGCAAGACTTGTATCCTTGGACTGGGTTACGGCACGGGAGCGAAGAAACTTCAGCACACGTTGAAGACTCAGCCGCCGGGGGCTGACCTCTCGGAAGATGAGTGCAAGCGCATCGTAGACCTATACCGCGAGTCAAACCACATGGTCACGGACTTGTGGCACGAGTGCGATGGTGCGCTACAACACTTAACGTCATGGCCTAGTAATTTAAAACCTTACACTATCGGCAAACATAACGTTATTCAGGTAGGTTCACTAGGTATACGCCTTCCTAATAAATTGTTTATACGGTACCCGGATCTGCGGTTGAGCGACAAGAAGTACATCTACAAATCGCGCAAGGGAATCACTTCAATATGGGGTGGCGCGATGGTGGAGAACATCGTGCAAGCACTGGCGCGGATCATTGTGGGTGAGCAGATGCTCCAAATCAGAGAACGCTACCGACCCGTGCTGACAGTGCATGACGCAGCCGTGATCGTGGCCCCGAAGGAGGAAGTACAAGAGGCCGTTGCGTTTATAACTGAAGTCATGTCTACTCCCCCAGAGTGGGCAAAAAGTTTACCAGTCGCATGTGAAACAAAGTACGGTCAGTCATACGGAGAATGTTAGTTATGTTACTCAGTTCATTACGTGATTCATGGCGAGAAGTTATCGGCAAGGATGGCGGGGATTGTCCTGTCTGTGATCGGTGGGGGAAGATTTACAAACGTACATTGAACAAGACGATGGCGAAGTCGCTGGTCTGGCTTTGCCAAGAAGTCAAGCGCACGGGGTACGACTGGATCGATGTGCCGAACACCGGGCCGCGATTCGTGATTCGCAGTAACCAACTGCCCATCCTAACAACGTGGGAACTTGTCGAACGCTGCCCCAAAGACGGCGACGAAGGCGGAGCCAAGCATAGTGGGCTGTGGCGACCAACGGACAAAGGATGGAATTTCTACTACAACAGGATCAAAGTTCCTAAATATGCTTTTGCTTACAACAACGAAGTTTTGAAGTACAGCGATGATATGGTTCATCTGTATCAGTGCTTTAAGACTAAGTTCGACTACAACGAAGTAATGGCGAGTCGGTTTGATGATTAACTGGTCATTCAGCAGCCTCAAGGACTTTATTAATTGTCCGAAGCAGTACTACCACACTAAGGTAGCGCAGGACTTTGTTAAGAAAGCCTCTGAGCAAATGCTTTACGGAACAGAAGTTCACAAGGCGTTGGAAGATTACGTCTGCAAAGGCGTGCCTTTAGTTAAAAACTATCAACGGTTTCAGCCCCCGCTTGATGCCATACTTGAGATTGAGGGCGATAGATACTGCGAATATCAGATGGCGCTGACGCGAGAGCGGCAACCGTGCGAGTTTGATTCCGATACTAGGTGGGTACGGGGTATTGTTGACTTGCTTGTAGTGGACGGGACTGATGCCTACATCATCGACTACAAGACGGGCAGTAACCGTTACCCCGACCCGAAGCAGTTAAAGTTAATGGCGCTGATGACTTATGCACACTTTCCACAAGTGGAGCGGATTAGGGCTGGCTTACTGTTTGTGATGCATAATAGTTTTGTTAATGAAGAGTACACACGAGATCAAGCAGGCAAGTTGTGGGAAAATTTTATTCCGCATTTAGATCAACTGGAGATGGCTTTTGCTAATAACATGTGGATGGCAAAGCCGGGCGGGTTGTGCGGATGGTGTCCCGTCAGTACGTGTAGATTTTACAGAGAGAGGTAGTTATGCCTTACGTGAACAAAGCAAGACCGTACAAGAAAGAATACAAACAGCAAGTCGAAAGAGACGAACACGAAAACCGAATGGAGCGCCAGCGGGCGCGTCGTAGTTACGACAAGAAAGGTATTAGCCGAAAAGGGAAAGACATTGCCCATGTTAAGGCGTTGTCAAAAGGCGGTAGCAACGGCGATGGAACTAGGCTACAGTCGCCCAGCAAGAATCGGTCGTTTCGTAGAACATCAAGCGGAGCGATGAAGTAATGCACAAGACATGAGTGTGCCTGAAGGAGTTTTACCACCCACACCTTCTTCAGATAACCATGTCAGTTAGTGATAGGGAAGGGCAATTACTGCCCAAACCTCTTGCCCTAGGCGCTAACCGTCTGGCCCACGATACGGGCTCTTTAATTCAGTAGGTACAGTATGCAAATAGTAGATAACACTGCGGTGAGACTCACCGTATCGAATAGTTTTGCTGCCGAAATCACGGCGCGCTTAGATCGCATCGAACTTATTCGGGATAACGCGCACAACAAGGAAATACTGATTTACTGGGATCACGGCGAGATGAAAGTTCTTGCCGAATACCTAGATCACTTCCTGCCTAATCAGAACATCCCCAAGATTCCTTCGCCAATCGAACGCGATTACGAATGGCCGGGACTCTACAAGCCTTTCGCTCACCAGAAAGACACAGCGGCGTTCCTGTCGATAAGGCAACGGGCGTTCTGCTTCAACGAGGCCGGGACTGGTAAAACGAGCGCGGCAATCTGGGCTGCGGATTACCTGATGAATAAAGGCGTGATCAAGAAAGTTCTTGTGATCTGCCCGTTGTCGATCATGTATTCAGCATGGCAAGCCGACGTATTCAAAACCGCTATGCACCGTACTTGTGGCGTAGCACATGGGTCAGCATCTAAACGTAAGAAGATATTAGATGAGGGGTATGATTTTACGGTAATTAACTACGACGGTACTACCGTAATCTTATCTGAGTTGCAGCAAGCGAAGTTTGATCTGATCATCGTTGACGAAGCCAATTCATACAAGACCCCTTCCACTAGACGCTGGAAAACCTTGGCTAAGTTAATTGAGCCAACCACTTGGTTGTGGATGATGACCGGCACACCGGCAGCGCAATCCCCTGTAGATGCGTTCGGTCTCGCCAAGTTAGTCAGTCCTGCGCGGGTACCGAAGTTCTCAACCGCGTGGCGTGATCGTGTCATGGTGCAAGTCAGCAAGTTCAAGTGGGTACCGAAGTCAATTGCAACCGATGAAGTATTCCGGGCGTTGCAGCCAGCGGTGCGGTACACGAAGAAAGAGTGTCTTGATCTGCCAGACATCGTGCATCAGATGCGGGATGTGGAACTTACTCCGCAGGTGGTCAAGTACTACTCTGAGTTAAAAAAGCAATTACTGATAGAAGCAGCGGGTGAACAGATCTCAGCCGTCAACGCAGCAGCATCGCTTAGTAAACTTTTGCAGATCTCAGCGGGTGCTGTCTACACAGACAAGCATGACGTTGTGCAGTTCGATGTGTCTCCACGACTGAACGCGCTGTCTGAGGTACTTGAAGAAACGACAAATAAGGTTGTAGTATTCGTTCCATTCCTGCATTCTATCGACGTAGTAAGCGAGTACTTGACTAAAGAGGGCATCACGAACGATGTGATCAAGGGCGCAGTTACAGCGCGGGATCGGTCAGTAATCATTGATCGGTTCCAGAGAGAAACTGATCCGCGAGTTCTCATCATTCAACCACAGTCTGCCGCACACGGAATTACTTTGACCGCTGCCGACACGGTGGTGTTCTGGTCGCCCGTGATGAGTGTAGAGACTTATCTTCAGTGTATTGCACGTATTGAGCGAGTAGGCCAAGTAAACAAGATGTTAGTAGTGCATTTGCGCGGCTCGGAAGTCGAACGAAAGATGTACGAGATGCTGCAGGGTAAAGTTAACAGTCATCAAAAGTTAGTAGACCTGTATACACAGGAGTTGGAGGAAGTATGACAGTAGGTAATACAGATGAGTTGGTTGAGGCGTATCTTGGTATACGCACGGAACGTGAGCGGCTGCTTAGGGATTACGAATTGGCCGACGCGAAGTTGAAAGAAGATATGTCCAAGTTAGAAGCCGTGATGCTTGAGATGTGCAACGCGGTAAACGCTGACAGTATCAAGACCAAGCACGGCACAGTCATGCGTAAGTTGAACGAACGCTTCTTCTGTCAAGACTGGGATAACTTCTACAAGTTTGTCCTTGATAACGAGGCGGTGCAGTTGCTTGAACGGCGTATACATCAGAGCAACTTTAAAGAGTTTTTGAGAGAGAACGTGAATGACGGGCTACCCCCCGGCGTGAACGTAATGCGTGAGTATGGTGTTTCAGTACGTAAAGCCAGTAAGTGAGGATTTATGAGTAACGATATCATTGCAAGTTTGAAGAGCGAACTCGCCAACATCCAGACCGGGGTTGACGACGATACACGAGCCGTAGCCGGTGGCGGTGCAAGTTCCAAGCGTATCTCCATCAAGGGCGGCGTGTTCCGTAAGATGGCTGGCGGCAAGGAGATTGGCTCCATCGAAGATCGCCACATGAATGTGATCTTTGTAAAGATGGCGCACAACGCAAGCCGTACCTACTACACGGGCGCATACAAGGAAGGCGAGAAGATCGCTCCGGTTTGTTGGTCATCTGACTCCAAGACTCCAGACCCGGAGGTGAAGAGTCCGCAAGCCTCTTCATGCGATTCATGTCAGTGGTCGGTGAAGGGTTCGGGCCAAGGCGGAAGCGGTGCTGCTTGCCGTTTGTCATGGCGCACTGCGGTGGTTCTGCCGCAAGATCCCGGTGGCGATGTCATGCAGTTGGTGCTTCCCGCAACGTCCTGCTTTGGTAAGGAAGAGGGCGGCAAGTATCCGTTCCGCCCCTATATCCAGATGCTTGCTAACAACAACATTTCGGCAGGGCGTGTAGTGACTAAGATGCAGTTCGACACTAAGTCGCCTGTTCCGAAGTTGCTGTTCTCGCCAATTGCTGTGGTGCCGGAGGCCGATGTCGAGGCCGTTCAGCGTCAGAGGGAAACTAAGGCGGCTGAAAGTGCTATTAAACTGACGGTATATCAGCAGGACGAAGGCGAGTCACCAGAGGCGCCAATTGTGACTGGGCCTGCAGCCATGAGCGAGCCGATCATTCGTGATGCTAAGAAGGCAGACGACGCTGCGCCTGCTGCGGATGTATCGGATGTAATCAAGAAGTGGTCGAAAAAGGGTTGATTCAATGCCTCGCACATTTGGCGATAGACTGCTGTTGACGTTACAGAATGGCGATCCTTCTCTGTTGGGGATACGGCTTGGGCGTCTTTGTGTGGAGGCGAATCTGCCGATTGCTTACGTTGCTTCCGCACTTGAGGTGTCGAGGAACACCGTACATCTATGGTTTCGTGGTCGTATGATCCAAGAGCATCGATTCAAGATTGTCTCGGCTTTCATGTACTTGGTAGAGGAAGACATGAAAAACGGTACTCTTCCGGCCGCTAACCTAAAGCAAGCCAAAAACTACATAGAGGGAATGATCGGCAAGCAAGTCTAAACGTTTCATCGTGAGGTTGGCGGGGTGGCTGTCGCCCCGCCTTTTTTATCTAAGTGGGTTGGTGTCCATGCGAAAACAATTTTATGAGAACGTACTACCTTCGCAGGGCTTCTACTGTGTAACCGAAATTTCTAAGGACAAGAAGGTAGCCAATCGGTTTGCCAGTAGCCTTGATGAGGTTGAAAATTTAGTAGAGGAAATTAGTGCGGCGGGTAAGAACGTATTTATCGCGCTGAGCAGTTTCAGCGGCCATAGCCGCATGAGCGATTACTCGTCTTATTGTCGCTCGTTTTTTGTTGATTTAGATGTCAAGCCAGACAAAGAAGGTTGCTACAAGAGCAAGGTCGGGGCTATTGAAGATTTAGATCACTTCCTTACGGTTACAGAACTCCCGCCTCCTGTCGTCGTTGATTCAGGCAACGGCATCCATGCGTACTGGCCGTTTGAACAGGACGTACCGATAGCGGAGTGGAAGCCTTACGCCGAGAAGTTCAAGCAGTTGTGCTTGGATCACATGAAGATTGACCCGGTAGTAACGGCGGACGTTACTAGAATCATGCGTTGCCCAGAGACGCTGAACTTCAAGACTGACCCACCTAACCCTACTAAGTTACTGACAGACGAGTACCACCAGTACGATTTCAATGTCTTTAAAGATTATTTAGGTGATGTTCATCTTAACGGTAACTCGGCCGGATCAATTCTTGATCTTATCCCTAAAGGTCTGGATGAAGATACTAAACAGATAGCCAAGTTAGAGAACTACGAGGCGGCGTTTCAGGACATTGCTGAGAAAAGTCTTAACGGTAGCGGCTGCAATCAGATTAAGAACGCATTGGTAAACGCCAGTACGCTTTCAGAACCCGTTTGGCACTCTGCTTTATCCATCGCCCGGCACTGCACTGACTGGGAAACCGCGATTCACTTGATGTCCGAGGACTACCCCGGATACAGCCCCGACGCTACGTTAAGGAAAGCAAATGAAACTTTTGGCAAACCGCATAGTTGCAGCATTTTTGAACAACGAAACCCCGGCGGATGCAACGGATGCCCTCACAAAGGACACATCACCAACCCCCTTGCTATCGGGAGAAAGTTCGTCGCCGCTCCGGCAACCGAAGAGATTAGTCAAGAGGACTCAGTTCGGATCGCGGAGAATCCCCAAGAAATTCCGGCATTTCCTAAAGCAGTCTTACCCTATGTACGAGGACGAACCGGAGGAATTTACTACCTACCTCCAGCCGAAACCGACGAAGACGGAGTAAAGATCCAGCCTGAGCCGGTGCTGATTTCTACTAATGAGTTTTTCCCCGTGCAGCGCATGTACGGCGAAGAGGAAGGCGAACTGTTCCTACTTAGGGTCGTACTGCCTCACGAAGTCCGTGAGAAGTATATCTCCATGGGAGAGGCGCAGTCCGTTGATAGTATGAAGGTTATTTTAGGTAAGGCTGGAGTAGCGCCTCCTAACCAGAAACTTTGGCCGAAAATCGTGGAGTACACTATGAAATGGGCGCACTATTTGCAGAGTCGTGACAGAGCCGAGAACGTCTGTCGCCAAATGGGCTGGTCTCAGAATTTAAAGTCTTTCATCATTGGCGAAACCGAGTTTTACGGTAACGGCCAGCAGCGCAGGGCGGCATCCAGTCCGTTGATACGCGATGTGGCTAGGCTTATGAAGCCGAAAGGCGACTCCCAAGTGTGGAAGGACTGCATCAATAAACTCAACCAGCCCGAGTTGGAGATGCAGGCGTTTGGCGTGTTCATCTCTTTTGGCTCCCCGCTCATGCGGTTTACGTCTACGAACGGCATGTCGTTCTGCTTTACTGGCCTATCTGGCGCAGCCAAGTCTGGATCGCTCCTTGCCGCGCTTTCCGTATGGGGCGCACCGAAGCCGCTCAGCGTTTACGAGTCTACTGACAACGCCTTTAACAGCCGCGCTATGTCTCTCAAGAACATCATGATGGGCATGGATGAGGTGCATGACAAACCGCCAGAGCAGATATCGAAACTTGTTCACTTGATTTCGCAAGGTAAGGGCAAGATGCGTATGCAGAGTTCGGTTAACGCCGAGCGCGAGCAACAAGAGATTGCGTCAATGCTCTGCCTGATGTCGTCAAACATCTCGCTTTACGATCTGATTCTGTCGAAGAAGGCTAACGCCAGCGGCGAGATCATGCGCCTTTTGGAATACGTACTTGTACAGCCCTCGTATCTGACTATCGAAGTCGGGCGTAGCATATTTAATCCTCTGCATGACAACTACGGGCACGCTGGCGCCATGTACATAGACCGGCTTTTAACGCTGGGCGAAGAGGAAATCAAGGCTCGGATCGTTAAGTGGAGCAAGCGGCTTGTTACAAGCAAGTTAGGCAGTAATGCAGCCTTCCGATTCTACGAAACCGCGTTTAGCGCGACGTTTGCCGGGGCCGAGATCGCCATTGAAGCCGGGATAATCGATCTTGATATAGAGCGTATTTACGACAAGGTGATACTGGAGACAATCAAAATTCGTGACAACACCCAAAAGCACCAGATTACGGATTACGAGGGGCTGATTACCGAGTTCTTGAACGATCAATGGCGTCGTGGCACGTTGATCTTCGACGAGGGTCGAGTTGTGAATGAGCCGTTTGGTGAACTTGTTGCCCGTGTTGAGATCGGAAGCGGTACCCAGTACGTGTCAAAGAGCAAGTTTAAGAAGTTCTTATCTGAAAAGAGCGTAGGCTCCGCTGAGTTTGAGAAAGCACTGGAGAAGTCGGATATCAAACTGGAGTCCAAAAAGATGCGGCTTTCTACTGGGTGGAAGGCAGGCATGAACGCACCGCCTATTCATGTGTATTCGTTCCAGTACGACATCCCTAAAGAGATGTTAAATGACAATCAAAGTACTTGAACCAGAGTGGATCTTTCCGTTTGAGGGTATGGCAGTGGGGGATAGTTTTTTCATTCCTACCCTCAAGATCCCAGAAATGTTATACGTTATAGATTGCCGCGCCAAGGCTGCTCAGGTACGAGTAAAGGCTTATGCCTCGTCCAAGGAAGGACACCTCGGCGTGCGCGTTTGGAGAACCGGGTAACTACTGTTTTACCCGACTCACTGCGCCTTCTCGATAGCGTTTTGGAATTGAGACACCATCAAGGGCTTCTTCCTCTGCGCGGCCACGCTGTTTAAAAGACTGCTCAAGTTCATCCCAATCAATCGTAGCGTTGAATTCGGCGGCGGTTTGGGTTTTGTTCCACTTGCTGATATCTTGCAGGGCTTTTATATAGCCTTCTTGATCGCCTTGCGACCACGCAGCGTAAGCATTCTTAAATAGCGCCTGTCGGCGTTCAATAACTTCATTGACGATTTCTTTTCTGGCCCCTGCACGAGCAGAGGCTTTCTGTACTTGAGTCGGCGTAAACCCAAATGCTTGCATGAACAACTCATAGGCGTCCAGATCTTCGGTAATCGGCTTACCGTCTTTAGTCGTCACGCCATCTTGGATGTAACGCCATGTTTTCAGAAAGTTACGCGCAGCAACGGGCATTGCTTTCTCAAGCGCCCGATCATAGTACCCTTCCTGAAAATCTCGTATCGCATCAATACGAGTACGGATTGACGCCCACGGTGCGCCCAAAAACTGCTCAAGGGCAAAATATTCTATGCCGATTTCGTCCATTCGCCTTGGGTCATCGCGCCAGAACATGCCGTTGAACCCGGTACGCGAGGCTATATCTAATCCAAGAAGTTCACTGACTGGGCCTCGCATAGCCAAAGCCCCAAGTGCTTGTTTACGGTCTTCTTCGGGATCAGTAATTTCATCATCGGCATCACCAAACATGGCAGCGGATATAGCACTCGCTCCCGCAGCCAAAGTCGTAGCCAGCCCGTAAAAAGGCAAGCCCTGAATTCCCGCGAATACAAACGCCCCGCCAATGGTACCAAGCCATTGTTTAATGGCGACCTTCCTAAACTCCCGATCCACTGCCTCCGCTTCAGCCTTCTCTTGCGGGTTCATCCCAGTGGTATCAGTCCTAGACCCTTCAAGCGCATCTCGCAGCAGGCTCAACTGAAGTGCATACATGGCGCGAGCGTAACGCTTAAAGGTCAGTGCAATTTTCAATACAGGATGCTGGAACACACGCGGGCTAAGTTCAGTTAGCGTTTCACTGTTAGCCTTTTCTGCAAGACGGATTGCCTTATCAATCGCGTCCTGTTCAACCGCACGGCCAGTCCGTCCTTCAAGTCGGTTCTTCTCCATCTCCAACCGGAACGCGGCGATCATAGTCACTTCACGGTTGAACCGTTCAGTGTTCTGGAATGTCCATCCAAGCAATTGCTTAGAGTAGTTAAGCATCCCCATGTAGTCTTTCTGATCAATATCCCGATCCCGCGCTTCGGTAATATCGTAAGCAGTCGAATGCTTGATCGCGCCCTGCTGAATGGCAGACTTGTACAGACGGCCTAACGGAGAGTTAGGCGGAATCTTGGCAGGATCAAACGCGGTTCTATCAGACTGCGGGAACTTCTTAGGCCGAGTCGGTTGCGCGTCGTTATCCCAGCCGCCTTGCATAAACATCGCCATCGCATCTTGGATAGCCGAAGATGTTTTAGCGTAGCCGTATTCTCCCCCCAACAACGGATATACAGTCGTACCAATGTTCGTGATGTTGGTCACAGCGGAGGAGATATTGCCCATGATGAAGTCGAAATAACTCCAAAAGACAATATTGTTTACCCACTTGTTGTAAGTAGGTTCTCTGAGAAAACTAAGCCGCTTACCGATTTCGGCTTCAACTTGTTGAGCGGTCATGCTGCCATCTTTAGCAACATCTTCCTTGAGCAATTTAGTGGCTTGGTCAAGTTGCGGAGTGAATTCAAGATTGGTCAATTGCCCCGCCATGCGAGAAGCCACAATCGCATATACTTTCAGCATGTCAGTTTCAGCGCCTTTATAACCTTCGCGCTTACGAAACTGCTGGCGCACAGACGACGCCGGAATAGAGTCCAAGAATGTTTTATACAGAGTGTTCTTTAACTCAACAGGAACAGGAATTCCGTACTTGTCTTTGTAGTACTTTTCAAGTTCAGAGTTAATTTCGCTAAAGAACCCGTAAGTGCCAGCACCCGGCCCCTTCTCGCCCATCGCGTCTTCTATTTTTTCGTAGGTCTGAATCGAAGCCGCAGGGATTCCTGCCTTGATAAGTTCTTGTTTAGCAATTACACGGGCGCGATTACTTGTGTACGAATCAACAACAGTGTTGTTATTTCGATCTTGATAACGCAGCCAGTACTCGCCCTCACGATACAACGGCAGATAAATCTTTAGCCTACGAGCCTCAATCTCACGGCGCAAAATATTGGCAGCGGTGGGCGGCAGGTTCTGAGTTATGAGTTCTAAGTAGCGGTCTGCCATCTTGCGGTAAGCGTCTACCATTTCAAAGTAAACGTCCTGCAACGGCTGAGGCAACCGCTCAAATTCTTTCGTCAGCGGATCAAGCGACTTGTAGTCAGGGTTACGTACAACAACACCGTTTTTAATGATAGTCGGGCGAAAGTCGATCTGTTCTTCTGTTGACTCCAACGCGATTCGGTAAAACCGTTGGATAACTGCACCCTTGTACTGTTTGTCAGACAGTACTTCATTCCATTTTTCAATGTTAGCGCCTATCTGATTGCGAATTTCGCGCAATTTTACCGCACGATCTATAACGCCACGCATTAAACCTTTAAGAGCAGGAAGTTTCTTACCGAAGATCTCTACCAACTCAGGCAGGGAACGAAGCGCAAGAAACGCCGGGCGAGTCTTATTACTCATGCCCTCTACGACGGCGGCGGTCTGTTCCGCTCGCTCAGGAGTCAACGCCCCAAGATCTTTCAGTTTCTCTAGCGGTGTGGTTAACAGATCGCGCTCAAGTTTCTTAGCCTGAGCGACCGTGCGTAGACCCACTACCTCGCGCCTGCCCTTGGTAACTTTCTCCTGCGCCAGACGCAGGACTTGGGCCACATCGTTGTTGGAATAGGCGAACTTAATGCCCATCGCTCTACCGGCACGACGGATGAACGCCGCTACGCGGTTGAACGCAGCACGGATACCGGCTTCTTTAATGGGGCCAGCCTCGGCCTTAGAAGCAAGAACCTCTTCCACTGCCTGTGCATTGCTCATGCCGGGGAGTTTGACCGCATCCGCCGCAGCGCGAGTCGCCGGGTTAGTGTCGTAGATATCGTTCAGGATGTCGTCAAGACGAGTGCGGAACTTTTGGCGCAAACCAAAATGGCCTAGACTTTCATGGAGGACAGTCGCATGTACGTCAGCCCGGTCATTAGCGCGACTGGCGATAACGTAGGTCTTACCTTCTTTGTAAAAACCTTTGGTGTTCGGTTTGATCTGCACGCCTTGTGGAATACGCGCATCGTTCTCATCGTCAAGAACAACAATTTCTGGTGCGTTAGTCCAGCCCTGAGCGGCTTCGTTTGCGGCCTGCTCGACATCAGGCTTTGCCATAACAGGCGACGGCGGCACTTGCCCCGTGCGGAACAGATCATTGGGATCAACTTCAATTAAGGGAGTTGGGGAAACTTTAAATTTTGAGGCGGTTTTTTCTTCTGCTTCGGTTAATTTTTTAACTTCAGCCTCGTACGCAGCAAAAGCAGCGTTTTCATAATCGCCAAGCCCATACTCTTGCAACGTATCCCGCACATTATCTAAGTATGCGCCAATGGAATCATTTAAATCACGGAATGAATTTCGATCAGCAAAAGCACTGTTTGCGTTTCCTTTAGCAATTTCTACGGCTTCTTGCTGTTTGGCTTTACGATCTTTAATTTCTTTTTCAAGGTCTTCTATTTCACGCTGCCTTAATGCAGGCTCGACTCTTTCCGCTCTTGGAGCAACATCAGCAGCAACTCGTGGAGCAGGCTCCACTCTTTCACTTTCAACTGGCGCAACTTCTGGTCTAACGGGTTCTGGTCCCGGTAAAGGCAATTCAGGGCTTCTTCCAACTGTTCCAACGTCAGGCGTTTCAGTAACTGTTGGTGTTGTTTGGACGGATACACTCGGAGCCTCCCTAGGTTGCCCCATCGTGATACTGCGCTTTCCTTTCTTGATAGGTGTGACAACCCCTTCAAGTTCCATTCGTTTAAGAAGTTCAGTGGCTTTCTTGAGCCCAACGTTAAGCGCCTTCTGAATCGTTGCAGGGGCGGGATTACCAGACTGCAGAACAACTTCAACCGCTTGTCGATAAAGCGGATCTTCAACAGTGGTCGGCTCCATTGGCAGCGCGACTTGAGCGCCTGCGGCCTGCGGAATGGGAGCAACACCTCCTGACGGTGCGGGAACCGTAACAGGTTGAGTCTTGGGTGCAGTCTCTGCGCCGGGGACACCAATAGCCGCTGCCAGTGGCTGATCAATTTGAAGAGTCTGCTGCGCTCCTGCTACCTGCGGAATCCCTGTAATTGGCGTAGCCGGTGTGGTCGGCACTACCGGGGGAGGGGTCTGTATTAACTGCTGCTGAGCAGTCGCAGTTTGCGGAATTGGAGGAACGGGTGCTGCGGGCGGGGGAGATACCGGCGTGCCTGACAGTTCTTGAAGTCTTAAACGAATGTAAGGAATGGCTTCTTTGAGCCTATCAGCCTTTGCAAGGAGCCTTTGTTCAACCTCAACAGGATCGAGTCCCGTCTTACGAGCAACTTCTTCGTTCTCTTCAACTTTGGCAGGATCAGCAAGATCAATCGAAAGTCTTTCTAACTCAGTTTCTGTTAATTTAAGCGCCTCAGCCGCTTTCTTTGGGGTGTCGAGTTTATTTAGGGCTGAACGCAGTTCGGGGGAAGCCCCCTCAAAAGACGTAGGCAGTGGAGGCTCAGCGGCTTTGGCTGCGGCTTCCTGTTCTTTCTTTACCGCTTCGATCTCTTCCTGCGTTTCAGAAACTATGTCAGCAGGAGGAGCAGTCTCTTGTACTTTGTCCCTAGCAGCAGATCTACTAGCAAGCCTACCGACAGCACCTAGTGGAGCCATCAATCCAGTCTGATACGCAACCTCGCCATACTCTCGCATGGCGTCATCACTTGTAAGCGGAAGCCCTGCTTGAGCGCGTTCTAATGCTTGCTGAGCAACTTCGGTGGGAACTTCGGCAGCCACACCTACGACGGCACCTTTGGCTACTGTCTTGACTAAACCTTCTTTAGCCAGTTTTTCAGCGGCCTCGATATCTCCTTTTGCAAGTAAATCGTCTACTTTCTTACCAAGTTCACCAAAAAGTTTTTTACCTAAAACGCGTCCAACGACAATAAATTGACTTGCTACATCAAGCGCGGCTTGCGGAACAGCAGCGGCAGCGGCGGCTGTACGAGAAATATCCACATCCCGGCCTGCAGCGATGTCTTCTTCGGCCTGACGCTGAATGTTAGAACCGTACTGCTGCAAGAAAGACGGAGCAACGGCACCGGCTGTACTACCAACCAACGCGCCAATAGGCCCAAGTGGAGCGCCAGCAGCCGAACCTGCTATAGCCCCCGCCACGGTAGCACCCATCTGCGGCAACTGTTCTGCGATAGCACCGGGGATACTGCCGACAACTTCGCCCGCAGCGCCTAACGCGCCACGTTCACCGTAGGCTTGCTTAACTTTTTCAAGACTCGCGCCTTCGCCGTACTCTTCAGTGATTCCTCTGCTACGCTCAGCAGCGGCAAGTGCGGCTTTCTCGGCATCGCTTAATGATTCAATAGCAGCGCGACCACTTGAGATCATCGACTCAAGGCCACTCATGAACCTATCGACTACGCCGCCTTTTTCCTCTTCAGGTTTAGCCTGTTCTTCTTGCAGGGCTTCTCTATACGCAGCGGCAACCGTCTCAAACTCCGGAGTACCTTTTTTATTTCGGTTGCGTACAATCCACGCGGCGTAATCGTCAGCCGTTGCCACAATTAACCTCCGGCAAGAATAGCGTCGGCTTTAGATCTAACACTACCACTAGCAGCAGGTGCCCCACCGCCTTGTGCTTCGGTCATGTTAATTGGCTTTCCTTCAGCATTTTGCCTCGCGGTTTTAGCCTGAATATATTTATTCCAAGCGGCTTGAGTTTCAGGCTTATCTTCCCCCTTAGCCTTTGAGAGTTGGATATAACGCCAGCCAAGTTGGTCAACAGGGTCAGCAGTTCCCATTTTAATATCGCGTTCAATCTGACCAGCGCGGTCCTGCAAGCCCATTTTAAGTGTATATTCCAACTGAGCCACACTCATTTGCCCGGCGGTCTGCCTATCTACGATTTTTTCGCGGCCTTTCTGTTCTATTCCAATTCTCTTTAGTTCCTCCAGATTCTCCGCGATCTTGGTCTCAACATTCTCCAACCTAGTCCGCTTCTTTTCTACTTCAGCAGCAGCGCCTACTGATCGCTTTTCCTTCGCGGCTTCAACTGCTTTAGTCAAACCAATAGCAGCCTTCTCCCGTTCATTACGAGCAGCGCGAATCTCCTTCTCAAGTTCACGCTCACGAGTTACCGCTGCACTACGGGCCTTAGCCATAGACATCAACAGCGTAGGCGACTTAGTAGCGTAGCCTGCAATATCCGCAGCCTCTTGCCGACGCAGGTTTTCCTTATCCTGCATTAACTCCTCAAGCGACCGCTTCTCTTGCGTCTTCAACAGATCACGTTCTTCTTCAAGAGACTTGGCGTACTCGCCAATACCCATTTCTTGTTCCCGCAGCCTCAAATCTTCCGCCGCCTGCTTAAACTGCGGGACGGTCCCCTGCTGCTGAGCAAGAGCGAGGTCTCTATACAGTTCTTCAAGTGTGCGGGGCTTGGGCGGCGCAGACTGAGGCACCCCACCTTCTTCAAACGCCACGATGCCGCCACCCGCGAAGCCCTGCGGATTCTCCATCGCCCCTGCATTAAGAGCGCCAAGACCCTGCTGCATCGGAGGCGGTTGTTGTGGCATTTGCGGCATCTGCCCTGCCATCTGAGGAGGCATACCGCCCTGCGGCATACCTTGCATAGCACCCATAGGCATCCCGCCTTGTTGAGCCTGAGCCATAGCGGCAATCTGCTCACGAATAGTCGGGGTCTGCGGAGACTGAGTTTCCGGTTGCTTCAACTGCTCAAACTGCTTGAGCATGGCAGGGAGATCAATCAGCGGGGCAATACCCTGCTGGGCCATACCTTTGACATAAGTGGCCGCTTGATCGACGGGCATACCCCTCTGCATTGCCCCGTGAAGCGAAGTGAGCATCGTCCGCACAAGCGGATTAAGTGGAGATACGGCCATTATTACCTTCCTCCGAACAAGGTGCCGAGACCACCGCCGCTACCCAGCACACCGCCAATCATACCGAAAGTGCTAGACGGCTCGTAGATGCTGGTAGTTTTATCCGAAGACGGCGTACCGCGCAAAAGATTAGAGAAGAACTCAAGTTGCTTGTACGGGTACTGCATCTCGTCAATGAAGCGTTGGTAATCCGATGCCAGTTTCTGCTGCATAAGATTCTGCTGCTGACCACCCGCACCAAGTTGCGCCTGATTAATGCCCAATTCTTGTTGATACTGTTGCTGACCAAGATTGCCGAGCATACCTGCCGCAGCCAACTGCTGTTGGATACCTTGCAACCCAAGACCCGCGCCAAACTGACGGGACTGCTCACCCAACTGTGTACCGGCTAATCCGTATTGAGCACGGAGTTGTGCGTCTTGCGCCGCCTGCTGTGCAGCCTGTTGGTAGGCGTTCTGAAGCCCCGTGGCTTGAATGTTAGACATTTGATCGGCCAGCCCACGACGGCTTTCAAACTCAGCCAAGGCTTGACGGCTTCCGCCAAGTGCGCCAGCACGTGTTCCAGCAGCACGCATACCGGGAATCTGCCGGGAAAAGTCTTTAACAGCCTGTTTTTTCTGCTGCTCTACAACGCCCTGCATGTAAGGCGACATGTATTTATCAAGACCGCCCGGAGCGTCAAAAGCAGATTTATAAAAATCACCCGGCTGTAGTGCTTCATATTGACCGGCTTTTTGTGCGGCGAGCCCTGCAAGCCCTGCCAGACCAGTAGCCTGACCGATCTGCGGGGCGACTTTCATGCCCCCAATAGACTCCATCGCCTTCTTCTGCAGATCGCTAAAGTCAGCGACAAGCGGGCGCTCATACGGACGGAAGCCCGATTCAAGGATCGGTACCTGCTCTCCATCTTTATTTAGGATTGGCTGACCCGTAGAAGGATCAGTTTGAAACATCGGCTTGCCCGTTTTCGGGTCAATCTTTTGCTTCGGATAAGTTAACGCTGCGCCATACCCGAGCAAGTCCTCGGCGTACTTACGCGCCCACTCAGGGATGTTAGAAGTAACCGTGTAGGTTGATGTAGGAGTTGATTCAGCCATGATTTAATCCTCCATTAGCGCCGTGATTTCTTGCGCGATGGGACAGGTAAAAATTTATCTACGTTAACTTGCGGGGCTTGCTTTGACTTACCCGTTCGCGCTTTACGAATCAGCGCCATCATCTGATACAGTTTTTTAGCACCGGCCTCAGTCGATCCGTTGCCAAGATGCGACACCACATCAGCGGGGATAACGAACTCGCCATCCGCCAACGCAGCACGCTGCACACCCTTACCCCGTATCACGGCAGGAATATCATCAGACATACCGTCTCCCGGTCCTCGCAGGAGTTTACCACCGGCTTGGTATTCCGGCATGGGCGCCATACCGCCTCGGGCGAAGCCAAAGTTGTATCCGTCAGCGGGGTTCCGCGCTCCGCCAATCCTAGGCAAATCGGCTATTCCGCCCATTTGATACTTTCTAATACGTCCTTTTTTCACATGTCCTCCAGCAAACCCGCCTTTACCATCTGATAAATCTTTATAACATCCTAGCCATGGGTCAGCCTCATAAGGAACCCCACGTTCGTCATAACAAAGTCCATCTTCTCCAGCAGGACTATCTTCCCACCACCAAACGCAGCGACCTACTCGTGCGTCAAAAAACTGCCCAAACGAGCACTGCGGTTGCGGTACGTTGCCATAATCAGGTGCGTCCCCACTCGGTTCACGACCTTCAGGAATCGGCGCACAGTCGTCAGAATAAATCGGGTTACCGTCACCGTCGTAGCCCATGAATTGCTTTGAGTATCCAAACGGGCATGACCCATCCGCGTTTTTAGGCACCCTACCTTCTGACGGAGTTGGGGTCGGCGTTGGAGTGGGTTCAGGTGTAGGCTCCGGCGTAGGAGTCGGAGCGGGTTCGGAGGTTACTCCGCAAGGCGAAGGCTCCCCAAGTCCACGGGTGTAAGTCATACCATCCGGGCATCTGCCGTAGCAAACGTCGCCTACTTGCACTTCATCCGGGGCGCACTGTTCTTGTCCGCCACCGCCACCGGGCGCAGGGGCTGGAGTAGGTTCGGGTGTCGGAGTAGGTGTTGGTTCGGGAGTTGGCGCAGGGGTGGGTTCCGGCGCAGGGGTCGGAGCCGGGGTGGGTTCCGGTGCAGGGGTCGGAGCCGGGGTGGGTTCCGGTGCAGGGGTCGGAGCCGGGGTTGGAGCAGGAGTTGGAGCAGGAGTCGGAGCGGGAGTCGGAGCCGGGGTTGGCGTCTCCCTAATAGGGCAATTCTCCCAAGATGGAATAAGCGAGCCATCTGGGCATCTTTTAAGCAGCGTCTCTGGCGAAGGGGCCGGAGTAGGTGCGGGGGTAGGCGTGGGTGCGGGCGTTGGAGCCGGTGCAGGACTTTGTTTTTTACGGCAAGCACCTAGCCCACCGTCTGCTCGCGGGTCATATTCGTATTCATTACCGTACTGCGCCTGACAGTCAGTATCACTGACTCCGTTAAATCGGCACCGGCCTATCTCATAGTCATAGACATACCCCGGTTCAGCGCATCGGGGATCTTGCGTAGGCTCCGGCTCAGTAGGCGTCGGTACGGGTGTAGGAGTCGGAGTGGGTTCAGGTGTAGGTGCAGGCTCCGGCGCAGGGGTTGGAGTAGGTGTTGGTGCGGGTGTAGGTTCAGGTGTAGGAGTCGGAGTGGGTGCGGGCGTAGGCTCCGGCGCGGGAGTCGGAGTAGGTGTAGGTTCGGGGGCTGGAGTCGGGCAGACTTCCCATGAGGGAACAATAGACCCGTCAGGACAGGTCTTGAGTAATGGTTCTTCCTCCTCCGGTGGGGTCGGAGTAGGTGTAGGTGCAGGCTCCGGCGCAGGGGTTGGAGTAGGAGCGGGTTCCGGCGCAGGGGTTGGAGTGGGTGTAGGTGTAGGCTCCGGTGTAGGAGTCGGAGTGGGCGTAGGCGCGGGTGTAGGTGTAGGTGTAGGCTCCGGTGTAGGAGTCGGAGCGGGCGTAGGCGCGGGTGTAGGGGTTGGAGCCGGGGTTGGAGCCGGAGCAGGCGTAGTTCCGCCAGTATCACCACCCGGCGTAGTACCTCCGCCACCTGTACCCGGACCTGTACCACCGCCGGTACCCGGACCAGATCCGCCGCCATCGCCGCCACCATCGCCGCCCCCAGTACCGGGACTCTTTACACAGGGATCAAGCCCCGCTTCCCATCTGGCAAAATCAAAAGTAAAGCCCGGCTGACACTCGGGTTTAGACGGAGGCGGTGCGGGGGTTGGAGTCGTGGGAGGCTCCCACGGATATTTAACTACTGGGCCATAAACAGTCTCCGCACGTTGCGGAGTGGTTCTTAAATACTCATCAAGATTCAGATCCATCGGCTTCGCGGCAGTCGGCGGTCTGAGCAAAGACTGATACCAATCGGCGAGTTCTTGATCGAACGGCATACCATTGGTATCAGCCTTCACTCCAGTCGGAGCAGGCTGAGGAAGTCGATTAACCGGATGGCGCTTTAAGTCATCTTCGCCCTGAACTGGGGCGCTGCCAGATTCGGCAGCGGCGCGATACCATTCAGTCAGGGCGGGGGCGAAAGGGAGGAGGCTTTTGAAATACTCCTCTTTGGCTTTTTCAGAATCAGCAGTACCACCTTCAGCGAAGGTTTCTTCGCCTGTGTAAATGTCTACTTTAGGCTCATACCCGTTACCCTGTGTGCGGACCATCGGATAAGAAAAATTCGGCTGTGGCACTACCCCGCCAACCGCCATACCGCGTCGGTAATAATCTTCTTCCTCATCAGGTGGACGTTCTGGTGGAGGAGACTGGTACGGCGAACTCTGCCGCATCCCTTGTTGCGGGTTCTGCGTATAGCCCGGATATTCAGTGCCGTAGCCGTAATCAGCGTAACCGCCTTCAATAAAGTACGGTTGGCCCGGCTCACCAAAACGCGGGTTGACTCGACCGGGGCTGTACTGAACATTCCTATACCCAACCGGAGTCGGCTTAGGCATCCCGCCTCGCGGGTTCATCTTCTGCTCCGCCTTGTTCAAGGCGTACATCGTAATAGCCTGCATGATCGGGTCTTTGGTGAGCCCGAAAAGCCCTTTGGGCTGGCCGCCCTGTTGCGGAGCGCCTAGAAGTCCACGCAGACCACTAGAAACATCTTTGCCCAGAGGCTGCTGTACTGTGGGTTTTACCGGTTCAACGCCAATACCGGGGGCAATCTCACCAAAATCTTCAGGACCGGGAGGACGTTCTCTATACCCAGTTGGACCGGCGATCCCCGGAATCCTACGCTGGGCTTCTTCTGCAAGACCTCCAAGAATCCGCGTACCGGCATAGGCTTTCATGCCTGCCTCAAGACCTTTTTGCAGATCTCCCTTCACCGCGCCATACGCGGCTCCGGCAAGCATGGCGGTCGTTTGCGGGTTTTGGATGAGAGTCTTTCCAACAGACTGAACGCCTTTGACTACGGTGTTTAATATATTAGTAAGCCACCCGGCTTCCGGCAGTCCCGTAGCAGGATTACGCGGCATCTCCATACCTTGAGCGCGAGCCAAAAACTGAAGATTGCGTACTTCTTCAGGTGACATGTGGACAAGTGTGCTATCTGGTCCACGGCCTTGGGAGGCAAGGAGGGACGCAAGTCCTGCTGCGGGAGGTTGCTGGTTCATAGATGTTTACTCATTTGCCTCGTAGTTTGATACCCACACCACTGTCAGAATGATGGACGGGATCGCTGGAATGTTACCAGTCGCGGCTACATACGGGATAACCACGTTGATGTCCGAAGACTGCCAAGCCAACTCAAAATAGTCGTTTGCCTGCAGCACAAGCACAAAGTTCCACGCCGCCACAATCTCGTTGTTGGGGCCGTCAATAACGATCTTGGTAGCCGAGTCCGGCAGGTTTACCCCGTTAATACGAGGCCAAATATAAACAGCACTTGCCGACCCACCGGCTTTATCTAACTGGGCAGAAAACTGAAAGTTATAAATACCCGTCTGAGCAACGAAGATTTTAGATGCGGGTACGCCGCGATTAACAGCCTGCTGGGTAACGACTGAATTGTAAGTAAATAAATTAACCGCATCCGCAACCGGATTCGGCTGCGTCGTCGTATCAAAATACGAAGCGTGTGCGGTCGGTGAATTAACCCGGTTGGCTACCTGACTAAAGAAAAGCCGCAAGACATTACTAAACTGATCCTGATAACGGACACTATAATCCGCCGGTGCAACCGGTAGGTTTGGCGGAGATATGCCACGTGCGACGGTCATCGACGTCCATCCGGTCGAACATCAATTCGCATCATGCCCATTTGCCAAGCAACGCCTAAGTCAGTCGAGTCCACACGGAACGCCATCTGGCGACCTCGGATACGAGTGTAGACCTGCCCCGTGTACTGCTGAATCGGTATCGTCGAGGTGCGCGTAACCACCGGCTGATCTGCTGCGGTGTAGTTTGAACCCGAGTTCTGCCT